TCATTTCCGTTCCATCAAAACACTTATCAATCTTTCTTTTTCTGCAAGAAGTTCCTCTAAATGTTTCACCTTTTCTTGCAAAACAGCAATATCCATGTTGCCATTCACCGCATCCCCATGGATTGAAGCCGGTGAGAAATCACCATGAGTTAAAACTTGCTCAACTTTTGCTGTCTCTTCCCCTGTGAGAAGCCAACGAGCGTCCACGTTAAGTACATTGACGATTTTAGCAATCATATCAACGGAAGGTTTAGACGCTCTTTGCTTTCCTAAATAATTAGATATACTTGTTGGCACGATTCCAATGGCTTTTGCAAAAGCAGCTTTATTGCCATCAAATTTTTCATTGACAATCCATTGCAGCCTGTCGTTTATGGTTTCCATATTTTAATAATAGTTAATTTACTTGTTAAATCAGTATATTTACTCTTATAATCAAGTAGATTGATTATCTTTGCACCATAAAGTTAAACAATAAACCATAAACCTCAAAGAAAATGGCAGAAAATCAAGTAAAAGTACGTCCAGCTTTAACGGATTTGAAAGTAGGCGGAGAGATTACTTTCCCCATAGCGAAAACCAAGAGTGTGCGTGCCCAGGCGTCTGACCTTGGGTTAATTCTCGACCGCAAGTATCAAACAGAGACTGATCGCGAAAAACGCACCATAACAGTAACCCGATTAAAATGATATCATATGAATTTCAACAGAGTCACTAAACAAATCATCGTTTTTGTAGCAGGCTTCATTATGTTCTTCTGCTTACTTGGTATAGCAGGTAGCACTGATCGTACAGAACAAATAGTTTATGCTATGCCACAAGAGGCATACGAGGCTATATATCTGAAACTCGGTAATGGATGCACCGACCGCCAAATAGCCGATGAATATATGGCCAATAAACAATATTACGATGCATTGTCACAATAATCAAAGAAAGTAACACTCTATGTTCACACTTGATTTCACAGATAAATCTGTCACTTATGACACATTCATCCACGATGTTGCTACATCAGTGGTTCGAATGCTTGCTGACACACGCAACGATCCCGAAATGGTTAGTCAGCGACAAGCATACGCAATGTTCGGTCGCGGCAATGTGGATAGATGGCGCAAACAGGGTAAGATAAATCCCTGTAAGCGCCCGGGCAAAGTTGAATATCGCACAGTAGAATTACGCGCTCTTCAACAGAAGAAACAAGATTATTTCAAGTGACAACCAGATCCGATAGTGTAGGAAGCACATCAATAGAAAGTAGTAGTTCGAATCTGCTTCGGATCACAAAAGCAAACTGTATTATAAACCTTTTAAATTATTAATTATGAGCAATGCTATTTCATTGGCCAAAGAATTGCAACAAACGAAAGCAATTGACGTAATACGCAATGAACGTGTACGTAGCCAGTTTATCAGCGTGTATAATTCCATTTGGAAAGAAGGCGGAGAAAACGTCTATGAACGTGAAGCTATTTACTTCAACCAGCAGTTACGCGACAAAGATGAGTTGCGCTTATGCTCCGGAACATCTATCTTCTATGCGTTTATTGACCTTGCTGTCAAAGGTATCACATTGGCTCCTGGTGCGCAAGCACTGTGTTATCTTCTTACCCGTAACTGCAAAGTAGGAGTTGATTCAAACGGCAAAGAAGTTTGGGAGAAAGTATGCAGCCTCGCTATCTCCGGATATGGAGAGCTGGCACTGCGTGCAAAAGTTGGACAAATACGTCATGCCGACAATCCAATTATCGTCTATGACGGAGATAGTTTTGAATATGGAGAGAAGAACGGAGTGAAGATTGTCAATTATATGTCTGCATTTCCTCGCAAAAGCGACCGTATTGTTGCTTGCTTTGTCAAAATCACACGTGCAGATGGATCAATTGACTATTCTGTTATGACAGAAACCGACTGGAAACGGTTACAAGGTTATTCAGAGAAACAAAATTCCTATACAGACCGCCGCACCGGAGAAACTGTAGTGAAAAGCAATGCACTCTACAATATCAATGGGCAGATTGATACCGGCTTCCTCATTGCCAAATGCATCAAACACGCTTTCAAGACTTATCCTAAAATCAATATCGGCAAAGGGTCCGTCATGGAATCCGACATCATTGATAACCCACAAGGAAGTTTCGATCCTTACAGTGGAATTGATACCACACAACCCGAACCACAGGAAAAGCAAGAAGAGCAGCATTTCGCGCCTCAACCTGACATGTCGGCAGGGGTAACTATTGACCCAGCAAGTCAAGGAGATAACGATGATACTTTCTAACCTTAATACATTGTACATATGTCTTCAGAATTAGCAATCATCAAGCAGGAAAATATACAGACCATAGTGTCTGCTGCCCCACAATCATATAATGACAATAAACTGTCATGTGAAAGATGTATCAGTGCCGGGCAATCCATACTCAATACCATTACAACTAATGGTGGAATGACTGACGAACTTGATAAAGAGGCAGCTCTTTTCATCGAAAAAGCACGTAAAACAGTCAAGAAGATGAACGAAAAACGTTCGCCTGTCACAAAACTTTTTGATGACATCCGTCGAGAGTTTACGGTAATAGAGAATGCTATTGACCCCACCAAAGTTGATACTATCCCCTATAAACTCCAACAATACCGTAACCAATATGCAGCAAAGAAACGTGCCGAAGAAGAAAAACGCCGTCAGGAAGAGTACAAACGTCAACAAGCGGAACAAGCCCGTGTAAAATTGAGACAAGACATTGAAGGGGATTTTAAGGCACAATTCCAAACATATCTCAATCAATCCATCAATTGGCTCACTACAAAGGATAACAGTGTTACGCTCGAGAACTATAACACAGTGTACTGTGAGGTAAAGAACTTTTCGGCTTCTCTTCCTGCTGACTGGTTAAAAAATCTCCATACTCTTATCCGTATACCTGGCAATGTTTCGGTAGACGAGCTTCGACAAATTGAAACTGGCACAAAGGAACGCCTGGGTAAGCAATTTACCGAACAATACACTGCAGAAATCCAAGACAACAAGGATTTCATTCTTGACCGTCTGCCCTCAAAGAAAGCAAACCTCGAACGCATGGCACAAGCTGATGCGGCCGAAGCTGCACGTGTCAAAGCTGAAATGGAAGAACGCAAACGCAAGGAAGCCGAAGAGCGAGAGGCAGAACGCAAACGCAAAGAAGAGGAAGAAAAGCAAAAGGCGGAAATGGCACGCCAACAAGCTGAAATGAACGGATTATTTTCTGAACAGGCTTCTATGCAGAATTATCAGCCCAAAGTAAAAGTCACTCAAAAGATAGAGTTACTTAACCCTGAAGGTATCATGCCAATACTCTCAATGTGGTGGAGTAAAGAAGGGTGTACACTTTCGGTTGAAGAGTTGAGTAAGTTATTCAAAAAACAAATTACGTTCTGTGAAAAACTGGCTAACAAGGATAGTGTCTATATTGAAAATGAGAGTGTACGATATATTGACGATGTGAAAGCAAAGTAACCATGAGTCACAATCCCGATACATATTACAATCGTAGTGAGGTTAGTAACTCTGACCTCACCGAACTAAAAAACATTCTCCATCCTCGGATGCAATTCGGTGATAAGGAAGCTGCATTTCGTTTCGGCTCACTGGTAGATGCAATTATTACCGAACCTGCACGAGTAGACTATTACCGCCTGACAGTAGATGATGAACAATATACCGAAGATGAGTTCCGGCATGCACAAGAAATGCTAAAGGCCCTTCGCATGGAAGCACGCCGTGATGAGTTTCTTTTTAAAGTGCTTGGATATGCCGAAACACAGCGTTTCATGGTAAACACACAACAACAATTTACTTATTGTGGTTTCCCCTTTTCGCTTGATACACGATGTAAGTGGGATTGGTGGCTCGGTCTTTTCGGCGGTGATCTTAAAACCACATTTGCCTCAACACAACAACAGTTTGAAGAAGCGATTGACTTCTTCGATTGGGACAGGAGTCGTGCTTGGTATATGGACATTGCTGGTTCCAACCGTGATTTCATTTATGCTATCAGCAAAAAGAACTGCAAAGTATTCAAGAAGTTCATCAATCGGGATGATAAGGTCTACAACCGTGGACGTGAGAAATATGAAGAACTGGCTTTCCAGTACTGGTGTTTAACTCCACAAGACAATTAACAATGGATATATATTGCAAAGTAACTCAATATGGATTAGTTCCTCTGTATAATACAGACCTCGAACTAAAGAAACACTTGAAGATTGGTAATGTAGTCAAGTGTAAGGTTAGCAATCCCCGCAATTATGAGCACCACAAGAAGTTTTTCGCTTTGGTACGCCTTACTTTCGACAATTTGCCCCTACCATTAGTCGAAAAATGGCATATACATAATGAACAGGATATGCTTCGCAGATTCAAACGTGACCTTGGCTACTTCACTAACACTCTCAACGAATATGGTGAACATGAAATAGAGTATCTCAGTATATCGTTTGCCGCCATGGAACAACACGAATTTGAGAGGTTCTATAACCAATGCATTGACCTTGTTCTCAATAAGTATATCAAAGGCATTGACAAAGATGATTTAATCACAGAAATAGAAGAATTCAAATGAAACCACAGGTAGGACAATATCATTATTCTCCACACGGACGAGGATTCCGTATATACCGCTATACAGAGGTAACAGATAATTTTCAGTCAGCCTCTCCGGTACTTAGCGAACCAATCTTCTACGACCGTGAGAAAGCAAAGAAACGTGTTTATGAACTTAATGGATGGAAATACAATGAACGGACTCAAACATCATCTGCGCGTTGAACCATACGACTACCAACGTGAAGGTATAGTTTATGGACTGAAACACCGCCGTCTTATTATCGGTGACGAACCGGGATTAGGAAAGACATTGCAAAGTATCGGCATTGTTGATACAGCCAATGCATATCCTTGTCTTGTTATCTGCCCGTCCTCGCTCAAAATCAACTGGCAACGCGAGTTCGAGAAATTCACGGATAAATCTGCGGTCGTTCTTGACAATGCTGTACGTACGACATGGAATTACTTGTTATCTATGGGAGTGCATCAGGTAGCAGTGGTAAATTACGAAAGTTTGCGCAAATATTTTGTTTGGGACATCAAAGCGGAAAGTAAGCAGTTCCGTCTCAAAGATGTTGTATTCTGTCCTCAAATACAGATGTTCAAATCAATCATCATCGACGAAAGCCATCGTGTGAAAGACCCGTCTGCACAGCAAACAATCTTTACCAAAGGTTTGTCTGTTGGCAAGGAATGGATAATACTCCTGTCGGGTACTCCTGTTGTAAACCGTCCAGAAGATTTGATAGCACAGCTTTCTATCATGAACAGATTAAACGACTTTGGCGGTCGCGGAAAATTCATAGCCGACTATTGCACTGATCCGAAAGACAAGGATGCGGAACCGGCTGTACCGCTTTCCGAACTATCTCGGCAACTCTATGATACTTGCATGATACGCCGTGAAAAAGCAAAGGTACTCCCCCAGCTACCTGACAAAACACGAGTAGACTTGTATGTCGATATATCCAACAGTGCCGAATACAATCTTGCAGCATCCGATCTCGCTACATACCTGCAAGAATATACAGAATGTACAGATTGGGAAATACGCCGCAAGATGCGTATGGAAGCACTTGTGAAGTTCATGACACTTCGTTCCTTAGCCACCAAAGGGAAAATAGCACAAGCTGTTGACTTTATCAAGACATTCCTTGACAGTGGCAAAAAACTGATTGTGTTCTGCTCGCTTCATGAGATTGTGGATGAACTACAAAGGGTATTTCCGAAAGCCGTCACGGTTACAGGGCGCGATAGCGCAATAAACAAACAGGCTTCTGTGGATGCTTTCCAAAACAACCCAAATGTGCAGCTCATCATCTGTTCCATTAAAGCAGCCGGCGTTGGTCTCACACTCACAGCTTCCTCAAATGTAGCCTTCATTGAACTTGCATGGACATATGCAGATTGCTGTCAATGTGAAGACCGTGCACACCGTATAGGGCAAAAGGACAATGTAACCTGTTATTATCTGCTTGGTCGTGGTACAATCGACCATACGATATACTCTCTTATTCACCGTAAGAAATCCATCGCATCCGAGATTATGAACTCTGACGATGATATTCCGACCGATGAAATGTATTTCAATGAATTGGTCAAATCATTCTTAACAGCATCGGGATAATGGAAGTATGCAAAACAGATATGCAGAAAATTATCAAATATCTTGATGATGCTGCAATAATGTATGACAATCATCCCGGACAACGTAATGTATGTCGCGCATGGGTAATAAGACAACTAATAAAAAAACTGAATAAAAAATTAGTAGTAACCAATAAATAAAGTAATATGAAAACCTGCTTCGATGTAATATTTGTGATTTTAAATGTCATCCTCTTTGCTATTAACTTTCATTGTACCTTAGAATCCAATTCATTTAAGTCATGTACCTATGCCATCTTAGGAATGACTTTTGCCATTGCAGCTATAATTCTAATCGTAACAAATAAATAACACTGAAATGAGCTTAGATGATTTTTTAGAAAAGTTTGAAGAAGCATTAGACCAATGCGACAGAGATGAAGACGTCAATGTCACTATACAAGTTCCACCTGGAACAAAATGTTGGGAAAACTCTTGGACTCAATTTGAAGTAAACTGCATCAGTACTGATGGAACTACAATTTATTTACAATGTTCATAGTTGAATAGAATATGAAGAAAATAGATTTAAACAAGTTAAGAGACAAAGCATATAAAACCGCTTGTGAACATGGCCTCCACGATCAAGAATTGAGTAACGAGCACTGTCTTTGCCTTGTAATATCCGAACTCATGAAAGCTGTGGAAGCCGATAGAAAAAGAAAATACTTCAAAGGAAAAATAATGTTTGAACGTGATTTTAATCTTTACTCTGCATTAGTAGAAGAGAACGTACGTTATAGAAATGCCTTTGAAAAACATATCAAAGATACAGTAGGAGATAAGTTAGCTGATACTGTAATCCGCTTACTGGATTTGGCTGGATTGCGAAATCTGAATCTTAACAGGTTTGCACTTGTCAATGTGGTATCCAAGAAGAAAACCTTTACGGAGAATATTCATTCCATTGTAAAAGATATTACAAATTATAAATACACATTGGAAGAGCTGGTTAATTATGCGATTACACAAGTATTCGTATTGTCGGATATACTTGATATTGATTTGCTCTGGCACATAGAACACAAAATGAAGTATAACGAACTCCGTGAAGATATGTACGGGAAGAAGTACTAACCCACAGAATAAATAAATGCTATGGATAAATTTTATATGGTATTTGTAGAAGGATGCGCCACGCCTACCTACAAACATGAGAATTTGGAAAGCGCCGAAAATGAAGCGAAAAGACTTGCCACTCTTCTTAAGAAGAAAGCATACGTTTTATGTACAATAAAATCAGTTGAAGATACTCAGTACAAAATAGAGGATTGTAGACCTAACGGAAGTGATTTACCATTTTAATAAAAATACAGCAATGAAAAAAAATGAAATCGTTGAACACGTCATCAACAATACGACTATTAGTCGTTCACAAGCTATTCAAGCCGTAGATTGTGTTTTTGATGCTATTGAAAATTCTCTTTGTAGAGGTGAAAGTGTTTATATCCGTGGTTTTGCCACAATTAAGGCATACACCTCCAAAAGAAAGAAAGCACGGAATATTAGCAAGGGAACAACAGTTGTTATTCCATCTCAACGCTCTGCTAAGCTCATCATTAGTAAACAACTTAAAGCTCAAATGAACAGATGATGCACACATGGTTTGAATGTAAAATCCGTTACGAAAAGGTAATGGAAAACGGAATGAACAAGAAGGTTACAGAACCTTATCTTGTCGATGCACTTAGCTTTACAGAAGCCGAAGCACGAATCATCGAAGAAATGACCCCATTTATCTCTGGAGAATTTACTATATCAGATATTAAACGTGCCAACTATAGTGAACTTTTCCCCAGTGACGAAGAAAGTGCCGACCGCTGGTTCAAATGCAAACTTATTTTCATCACGCTGGATGATAAAAGCGGTGCGGAAAAAAAGGCTTCCACTCAAGTATTGGTACAAGCTGCCGACTTGCGTGATGCAGTGAAAAAGCTGGATGAAGGAATGAAAGGAACCATGGCAGATTATCAAATTGCATCTGTTGCTGAAACCGCTATCATGGATGTTTACCCGTATTCTGCCGAAGAATCCATAACAGATACCATCAGCGAAAATGCCAACTCCCCTATTGTACGCAATTTCATCCAATCACTTCCTGAAGGTTGTAAGACAACAATAACAGTTGGAGGAAAGAAAGTCGTAGTCGACAAAACAGGAAAGGACACCATTGTTACACCTAAAAATGAAAACAGCCATGACATTGGAAGAGATGCTCTCAAAGGAAAGAAAACAAAAAAAGAAGCAAAAACATAACGATGAGGAACACCGCATACAATGCGCTTGTGTAAAATACTTCAATTTGAGGTATCCGAAGTTGAAAGGTCGACTATTCGCCGTACCAAATGGTGGTAGACGTGATGCTGTAACAGCATCAAAACTTAAAGCCGAGGGTGTAATAGCCGGTGTATCCGACCTGATCCTATTGAAAAGCAATCGTGATTACGGTGCGCTACTCATTGAAATGAAAAAGAAAGGTGGCTATCAATCCCCATCGCAAAAACAATGGCAAAAGATGATCTGTGAAAACAGAGAATACAAATATGTTGTATGCCATTCGCTAGATGATTTCATTCGTGAGGTGGATGAGTTTCTAAAAAATGCAGAATTATGGGACGAAATGTAAAAAAAGGGCTCGACTATTTTCCTTTTGATGTTGACTTTTTTCAGGACATAAAAATAAGGAAACTGATCAAGTATCAGCGTGGCAAGGCTGTCACTGTATATGCTCTCCTGCTTTGTCTTATCTATAAGAATGGGTATTACATGTTGTGGGACGAAGAGTTGCCCTTCATATTATCGGAACAAACCGGTTTTGAAGAAGCGTATATACAAGAAGTCGTCAAATGTTGCCTGGCACTAGGGTTGTTTTCTAAAGAACTCTTTGATAAGGAAAAAGTTCTCACTTCAATCGGAATACAAGAACGCTATAAACGAATATGTGATGATTGCAGAAGAAAGTGTGAATTTTCAGAGTTTAATCTTATTTCTTCCGAAGATAAACGCATTTCTTCCGAAGAAAAGCCCAAAAACTCCGCAGAAAGTACACAAATAAAAGAAAAGGAAATAAAAGAAAAGAAAATACCTCCTCAAACTCCCCCTAACGGGGTCGTTTCGTCGGACAGAGGAGGAAGAATAACTTCGTCTCCTTCTTCTGAAAAATATTTTGATATTAAGGCAGAATTGCGTGGTAAACCGGGTATAACAGAAAATGACATATGGGAAGCTATGCGCCTTGCCGAAAACGGTAAAGAATCATCTATCGGCACGGGACTCATCAAGCAATGGTTAGATAATCCCTCAATGTGTGACTTCTATATAATCATCCAAAATCTACAGAGAATGGAGCGTGAAGGACAAATAAGGGTGATGTCTCATGAAAACTACTTTGTGTATGTTTTTCTGCTAATGAACCTGACAAAATCCGATGCTGATTCAGTTCGCCTATATATCCAAGACCCGACACTGTTCGAAGAATGTAAAAAGCTGATTGCCGAAATTAAAAAAGGCGGCATCAACCAGCCCGGCAGATTCTTGCTCAAAAAGTTGAGAGAATGTCAAATGAGTATTAATAAACAAAATCTAAAATGAAATTAGTTCATGGCAGTTTATTCAGCGGCTTTGATGCCCCTAGCGTTGCAGCTTCATGGATGGGCTGGAAAAATGCCTTTCACTGTGAGATAAACCCTTTTTGCAATGAGATACTAAAATATTGGTTCCCCAATTCTGAACATTATGAAGATATTACCAAAACAGACTTTAGTCAATGGAAAGGAAGAATCGATGTCCTCACAGGCGGATTTCCTTGCCAGCCTTTCTCCCTCGCAGGTCAGAGAAAGGGAGCGGATGATAACCGTTATCTCTGGCCACACATGCTCCGTGCTATACGAGAAATCCGACCCGCTTGGGTTATTGGTGAAAACGTTGCTGGAATCCTCACAATGGTTCAGCCCGGCAAGGAGACTGAAGTGGGAAGCCAAACCTCTCTTTTCGGAGAAGATAACCGAAAAAGAATATTGCTACGACAAGAGTATGTTGTCGAAACCATCTGTAAAGACCTTGAGCGAGAAGGATATTCCGTCCAACCGTTGCTTATTCCGGCTTGTGCCGTCGGAGCGCCCCACAGAAGAGACAGGGTATGGCTTGTTGCCCACTGTGCAGACTCAAGGACTGAAGATGTGCGACGAGAACGGGAAGACAAGGTTCTATCCGATGGAATTGCTCCCGACACCAATGGCAAGCGATGCAACAACCGGAGCGATAATTGGAAAGAACGACCATTTTATTACAACAGGAAACGGAACTCCGAGGAAGATCAATCAAAACGGGATAAACGGAAGTGTAGGACTTGCAAGAATGGTTCAGTTGCTTCCGACTCCCAATGCTCGGGAAGCGGACAAATACAGCAAAAAATACAATCCAAACAGTCAGATGGGAACAGCTCTGACCGCAATGGCAGTGAATGGGATGTTACCTACTCCGATACGTCGAGATTATCAACCCTCCGTCTCCCCTCAAACACTGAAACGGAAGGATGGAAAGATGAGAACGGACAGCCTCTGCAATCTTCCAGTAATGCTAGGGGAACATTGCTTACAGAATGGTGGCAGAACTTCCCAACTCAATCCCCTGTTTGTCGAGGAAATGATGGGGTTCCCTTTAATGTGGACAACCTTACCATTCCTTTCACAAAATGGAGACAGGAATCAATTAAAGGATATGGAAACGCCATAGTTCCGCAGGTGATTCTTGAAATTTTCAAAGCGATTGAAGAAATAGAACAATTAGAGTAAAACAAAGTAGATATAAACTAAAATGTACCTCCGTCGATTGTTATTGATTCAATCTCTCCATTAGTATCTTTTTTAATATTAAGAGCTTTTTCAAGATTGGAAATTTGAGTCTTTAATTCCTTATTGCCTTTATAAGACTGATATGTTCTGTAAATAGTTATTGCAGTAGAAAATAAAATGCCCCCAATGGTAATATATACGCACTTAATAAACAGACCTAATACGGATATTAATAACGAGACCGACAAAAGGAGAAAAAACACTTTATAAGTTTTTATAAATTCCATAAATATAAGTTTTTAATGATGAGTGGCAAATATACGAATAATTATGATAATTGCATGGTTTTCTTGCGGAGTAACATCCGCAGTCGCTTGTAAGATAGCGTTGAGTCTGTACGAAAATGTACAACTCTACTACATTGAAACTGGCTCCGGTCATCCTGATAATACTCGCTTTCTTGCAGATTGTGAAAAGTGGTACAATCAACCTATCCACATTATCCGGAGTGATAAGTACTCCTGCGTGTCTGATGTATTGCGAAAAGGGTATATTAACGGCGCGCATGGTGCAGCTTGCACTCTCGAACTGAAAAAGAAAGTTCGGTATAAGTTAGAAAAGGAACTTGGTTCTTGGGACGGACAAGTTTGGGGATTTGATTACGATCCAAAAGAGATTAACCGGGCTATCCGATTAAAGCAGCAGTACCCGAACACAAAGCCAGTATTCCCGCTTATTGAAAAGCAGATTACAAAGCCGGATGCAATGGGTATGCTTTGGAAAGCTGGGATTAAACAGCCTGTAATGTATTCGATGGGTTACAATAACAACAACTGCATCGGTTGCGTGAAAGGTGGTATGGGATACTGGAACAAGATACGGAAGGATTTCCCGGATGTATTCAATGAGATAGCGCAGATTGAACGCGATGTAGGTGCAACATGCCTAAAGGATAAAGACGGTCGCATCTTCTTGGACGAACTACCAACATGGCGAGGTGATCCAGTGGAAGAGATTATACCGGATTGTTCTCTTATCTGCCAGATAGAGTTTCAAGAGATACTTGATCGACAGGTAGAGCGAGTTTTGAAAGGAGAAATTAGTATTAACGATGTAGCCTAATTAGGCTCAAAACAAGAATAGTAATGAATAAAACTCAAAAGGAATTGTTAGCAAGGCTTATGACTGTCACAAATAGCCTTGGAGGATCGCTTGACGGAACTGCGACCTGTGAACAAAAATATATTGATAGACAACGTGCTCACATGCTCTCATACAAGGTCATATATGGTTTATTTGGCGATAATCCTAATAATCCATATCGTGAAGATGATATAAATAATGCCTATAAAGCTATTGAGGAAATGGAGAAACTGGAACAAAAGGTATATCCTGACCGGAGTGGCTTTTTGAAGGATGAAGAAAAATAATAACACTAAAAATCAGATACAGAAATGAAACTATTGAATGATTTTTTATGGTGGTTGTCTGTTGGTGGCATACTAAATCGTTATTGGTCTGCAATTGAATATGCTTGTTGGGACAAGAAAATATTGCAATCTGATTTCATCAAACAAATGGATGTTAACAAGCCGGAAACTCTATTTGATTTGCCTATAAAGTGTGGCTTTAGCTTCTTCAAAGAAGCTAAAGAAAAGTATATTAATTATTTAAAAGAAAACAAGAAAGGAACTAAAGTATGAAAAGTCTAGGAACACCCCAGCATATCATGTGGCTTACTTACCTTGATTGTAAGAAGCGAACCAAGAAGGAAATAAAGTTCCCGAAAGAAACAAAAGGTATTTCGCATGATGAAGAACTAGTACACTTTATGCTAGAGAATAGCAGTATCACTGAAAGGCAAGGTGAGCGTTCTTATCATCGTGTGTATGATGCGATAGATGTTATATGTAAGCAACTTTGCCCCGGTCACTGGTGTACCCGCACGCATTGCAAAAATTACAGCCGTAGACACGCATACAATTGCAATAAGACACGCCCAACAGTCTGCAAGGAGTATAAGGTTTATATGGAGAAAAAGAAACTACGTGAAGAAAAAGAGAATGTCTAGCCTAAAATAAATAGGTATGAGTGGAAACAAAGATAAATTAATAGCTTTCAATTATTTCGGAGGTAAGTTTACCTGGTTAGAATATTTATATAAATATTTTCCAGATAACTTTACTCATTTAGTGGATCTCTTCGCTGGAAGTATGGTAGTATCTCTCAATTATAACGGTAAAGTGATTAAAACCGCCAATGAGTTAAATGCAGATATAACAAACTTCTTTGCAGTTTTAAGAGATCATGAACCAGAACTTATCAGGTTATTACTCTTAACCCCCTGTTCCGAACTTGAATACAAAAATTCATGGGAACCATCTGCAGATAAAATAGAGCAAGCCCGTAGGTTTTATGTTCGTGTCAGACAATCCTTCTTTGGTCTTGGAGCACAACGAAAAAATAAAGGATGGCACATGGCAAAGAAGCATGTTAATTGCCAAGGTGGGGAAACCGTATCTCGCTGGAACAATGCTATTGAAAAACTACATGAGGTAGCAGAAGTTATCAGATCCAACTTTCAAATTCTGAATTTAGATTATTCTGCTTGTATTGACAAGATCGACTTCCCCGGAGCTTTCTTTTATGTTGATCCACCTTACCCACTTGAATGCCGAGCTTCCTCGAAGGATTATAAGTTTGAATTTTCAAACGATCAACACCGAGAACTATCCAGACGGTTACATTCTATTAGAGGAAAGGCAATGATAAGTAGTTACGATTGCCCTCTTATGCAAGAATTGTATGGAGATTGGACTATGATAAAGTTTCCCAAAAAGAAAAACAATATTAGATCCGGTGAAGTACAAGAAGTGATTTGGATAAATTATAAACCAAGATCTACTCAAAGTATTTTTGAGTAGGTTCAAAACAAGAACAGATATGAGCAGAACTCCTAAATCAAACAGAGTCTGGAATAAACAAGAGAAACAAATAGTTAGGCTTCTTTATCGCAAAGGGCTTTTATCAAATATGCCTAATTTATATTGGGCGTCATATAGAGAGACAGGAAAGCGGTATAAAAACAAAGGTTCATCTTTTATCTGGCGTGGCTATCTTGATGAGGTTTATTATTGTACTTGGAACTATTGGGGAGAATGTGACGAACATCCTTTAATTGATGAAATTATAGATAATCTGATAGAAAAAGGTATTCCTGATAGCGTCTTTGAAGATTGCGGATATGATTATTACAAAGCCATAAAACATTCTTCATTTCAATACAAAGGGCGCAGGTGGTTCATTAAATATCTTAAAGGACTTCCTACTGTTAGATGTGATTCAAAGATAAATAAATTGTTGAAAATTAATGATTAAATATGAGCAAGAAAATGATTAGCCCTTATGGTGTAAAAGTAAACATGGTATGCGCCAGTTGTGAATACTGTAAAATGCAGAGGGTTCCAGCACCGACTTATTGGAGAAACAAATGTCTCAAAAATAATAAATGGCTTACCAATACAAGTTCTTTTTGTGATTCTTATAAAATGGGAGAGTTCTTTGTAGCAAGAGGCTATCAAGAAATCAAACAATAATCCAAATAAAATAAAGAAATGAAAGCAATAACAATAAAACAACCGTGGGCCTCTTTGATAGTCCACGGTTTTAAAAACATCGAGAACCGTACTTGGGCGTGTCCAGAGAAATACATAGGGCATAGAGTGTTAATCCATGCAAGTGGAAAACCTGTAGAAATGAGAAATCCCAATAGTGTATTTACAAAAACTCAATGGGATAGTCTGCCTGTTGAGTTTCAACGAAAAATAATATGTGCAGAGGACATTGTCAATTCTGCTATCATTGGAAGTGTGGAAATAATTGGATGCTCAATCAATCATCCTTCTAAATGGGCAGAGAAAACAGATGCTAGTAAAGGCTATTATGAAAATCCTATTTATAACTGGATATTAGCTAATCCCATATTATTTCCAGAACCAATACCGGCTAAAGGTAAACTATCTTTTTGGGAATACGATAAAATTCAGGAACCCGTGTCAGATGGCGACCACAATGTTTGCATGTGTCGTATATGTGTTGATGAAAAAGTTCAGGTGATGAGTATGGGAAAATATTTCGTATGTAAATATTGTGGTGGACGTTGGTACAAGTAAATTCAAATCAATATAAGTATGAACAAAAAAGAAATCATACAAGCCATTAGAACCTTTAAGAAAGTCCTAAAAAAAGGTAGTCCTAAAACTGTATGGAACTCCTGTTGCTGGGACATTCACAAAAAGCGATATACTGTTGATGAGATAGCTGCCCGTTTTTTGCGGAGGAAAGGTTATAATGTACAAATTGACATATCCGATAATACAGAATGTCCCTCTTATTCGTTCGGCTACATACGATTCTATCGTTATGTGAGAATCTGTTTTAACCAATATCAAAACAAGAAATAATGAGAAAAATGCTATTAATATGTGTTATTCTTGCTCTAACAGTAGGATGTAACACAAAGAAAGTCCCATATGTGACTTTCAAGAGAGAATATAAAGAAAACCGCTTTACAAAACAATTTCAGGAAGCGGATTCGATGTTTAAAGAACAATACAAATATAAGAAATAATGGATGCAAAAACACTCTTTACCAAAGTTGTCCAGATGCGCAAAGCGCAAAAAGAATATTTCAAATGTCGTACTCAAGCTAATTTACGAATTTGCAAAGCACTCGAAGCCGAGATTGACCGAGAGATTGAACGTGTTAATAGCATCATCCCTCCTCCCAAACAACCGGAACAAAAGAATTTATTCACAGATTAAAACCAATAGATTATGAATTCAACAGTATTAAAAGAAATCATTGCGTTCCTCTTCGGACGCAAATATTATGCCAATATTGTAGCTACCAAAGGTACAACCAAACAAGAAATCTGTTCTTACATTTTTGCAACAAAAGAAGCCGCTAACCGGCATCGATTGGAAATCGAAACAACCTTATCGTTTACCTTTGTCGAAACGGTTACCTTTCGTTCGCGTCGAGTGCATCTCAATACGTCAGTAAAAAGTTAAACTACAAAAGCTAATCATTCATCATACTTTCGTACTATGATTATCAGTAAGTTAAAATTATGGTGGCAATCACTGCTGTATTATGTGATTGCCGATCCTACAGACAACTCTATAACGCTTTCCAAACGCTTGTTCTTGCATATCAAGAATAATGCCAGGAAGAGTGATGCAGCGCGTGTATTCGTTTTCCGTATTTCCGGAAATGACACATTCGGTTTTTCTATCAATCCAGATATTAAACAACCAACCCAAATGTGTGATATTCAATACAACGACAAGTATAAATGTATAGGATTTGAAACGCTCTGCCCGTCAGTTGGTCGCATTCTTTATGAATATGGATTATCTGATAGTTGCCGGATTAAATTGTCCGTATCAATTCAGAAAACTCCACAAGGAAAAACTTATTATAAATTCGACAAGCCAAATGCAAAGTATATTAGGAAACACCCGAAAAGCTGATATCACCTTTTACGCATCAGGAAGGATAGATATTAGTGCTCGCGTCGCAAAACATCTCCAGCTCTCACGCGGAGATGTTTTGGACATAATGATTGACCAAGATGAATTTTACCTTTACGTTAGACTTCGTTCACCAAACGGGAGGCATGAAGCAATGGTATTCCCAACAAATAAGGCAGGAAATCATTTCAGAACTTCATCAAGCAGACTTTGTACAGCAATTCTCCAAGAATGCAAAACAACAGATAAAGTAAAATTATGTGTAGGAGAACCAACGGAAAACGAATACGGTAAACTATTACCAATTATCACTAAATACCTTTTGTAATATGATAAAAGAGATTAAGTACAATGGATATTCTGCCAATCCATCAGATTACGAATGTGCAGATGGTGACTTGTCAGTTGCAATGAATCTTATTCCTGAAGATGGAGTATTAAAAGGCATTCAAAAGCCTCAATGTTTATTCACTCTCCCACAAGGGAAAAAAGTAATATACATACACAACATCTCGGTATATAAACATTACATAATTTACGATACAGAATTCGCCGCCTTACAATGGTTATCCTCTAACGACACTGATAAGCAACCCGAAGATATAGTATCTATTTCTGGAGAACTCTATCAGGTAACATCACTTGGAAACACATTAATCATACTCACTTCTGAGGGCATAAATTATGCCCTCTACAAGTCAGGAACCTACGTACTCATGGGAAGTAATCCGGTATTTCCATCGCTCTCCTTCCGACTAAAAGCATCTATGGGAAACTCTGATATGTTATCTGCTAGTTTCCCCGGTTTTAGTATGGGGGGAATTATGGGACAGTATCTTCTCTCACCAGAAGCTAGCCAAGCTGTAAGAGACACCGTTCTGGCATATACCAATAAATATACCGCCGATGCAAAAACAGCAGGGTCATTCCAATATCCGTTCATGATAAGATATGCTTACCGTATGTACGACGGAACACTCAACTACATTTCACCTCCAATTAAAATCTACCCGTCATACGGCATACCTTATCTCATACATTATACAGGTTATGAAATGAATAATGGTCTATACACCAAATTCAATATGGTCGTATCATATGTTGCATCAAAATTATATTATGAGATAACAAACATTGATGAAGTAAAAGAATCCATATCCGAATGGGGAGAATTAGTTAGAAGTATTGATATATTCATCACTCCCCCACTCTATACAGTCGATCAGGATAATATGTGTAAATCAATATCTCCATACGGATTTTTGGGACCTTTTGGCGGTTCTGGTGCATTTTTAGAGTATTGCGCTAATTCCGGAAATGAAAATGTTAACGGGAAATTAATATATCGGCTTCACAACGCACGTGAATCAATCAATACTGACTCTTTATTTTTTGGAATGTCAGGTAAATCACTTGTAGATGATGACTCTTCATTACCTTTCTACCTTATCTCTTCCATTGACGTAAAAAAAATACAATCAGGAGAGAACATTGTTTCTATTGAAAATGGGGCTCTCAATTCACTTGAGGCAAAAGAAGTAATGGAGGGTGACAGCAATTTAACCGGAACAATTGTTGCTAAGTATGCATTTCCATACAACGCACGCCTAAATCTGACTGGAGTAACTATTATCCCTCCGACATTCCCACTTGAATCTTGTTTTCAATATGCTAATGGAGAGTATGATAACGAAACTAAAAAAGCCGTTGAGAAAACATATTCTTATAAAGCATACATCTTCATTGAAGCCGAGAAACGAAAAGTTATGGTACAGTTTCTTTCCGGTATACCAATGAATATAGTTAATCCATACTTCTTTTATCCCAATATCAATGCAAAAGAGCTTATTATTGAGCGTATAGATAACAATGGAGTAAAATCCTATTCATATAGCAAATTACATAAACATGAAACACTTAACGGAGTATACGGAAGTATCAACACAAGTTTCTCTAGTACCCCCGATATGAGCCTTATTACTGATACAGAAATCGGAATCCCATATCTAAATAAAATATATACTTCTGATGTAAACGATCCTTTTTCATTTCCCGCTCTCGGAGTCTGCACTGTTGGAACAGGTACAATCATTGGACTCAGTTCAGCCGCAAAGGCTTTATCACAAGGCCAATTTGGTCAATTTCCTCTTTACTGTTTCTCTACTGATGGAATTTGGGCTCTCGAGGTTTCTTCTACCGGTTCCTATTCTGCCCGCCAGCCTATCACACGTGATGTGTGTATTAATTCCGATAGTATAACCCAGATTGATAATGCTGTACTATTTGCGACTGACCGTGGTATTATGCTTATTAGCGGTTCTACAAGCCAATGTATTTCGGATATTTTGGACAGTGAATTGGCTTTCTCTATCAATTCTTTACCCCATTTGAATAAATTGGTTAATAATACAAGATTTAATTCAACAGACTTTCAATTTCTAACTTTCCGCGAATTTCTAAAAACATGTAGGATGATTTACGACTATATACACCAGCGTATCATCATTCACACCCCATCATGCACCTATGCCTACTTATATTCAATGGATAGTAAGCAATGGGGAATGATGCATAGTAACATCATGAGTGGTTTAAACTCCTATCCTGACGCACTCGCTATGACTTCAGATAATGATCTCGTCAATTTCTCACAACCTGATGACACAATAGAAGCTATTACTGCATTGGCTGTCACTCGTCCGTTCAAAATAGATGATCCAAACATGTTCAAAACGATAGACACCATCATACAACGCGGATATTTCAAGAGTAGCCATGTCTCACAAGTTCTGTATGGCTCAAATGATTTATTCAACTGGCATGCAGTATGGAGTAGTACCGATAAATATATGCGAGGTTTCCATGGCACACCATACAAAACATTCCGACTTGTACTAATATGCAAACTAGACAAATCTGAAAGTTTATTGGGATTTACCGTTCAATTCAGCCCCCGTATGCTTAATAAACCAAGATAACTTACATAGGTTAGTTTTTCATATTAAGGTTAAGAAAGATTGTTAGTAAAAAAGCCGGAATGCGTGATGCACTCCGGCTCTTCCTTTTATCAGAAAGGTTTCAACTTTCGTTTTATTTTGCCTTTCCGTGAAACAAGGGAAGTCTGTATCTTGATTCGGATATTTCGGGCTTTATCTTCCCAATTGGCTTGGCTGCCGGGATTTGTTATGCTCATCCAGTCGGCAAGAACCTTGCAGACCATATATTCGTGTATCAGATGTTTCAGCAACTTCACGGTAGACAATGAAAATTCCACGGGCAAAACAAGGGTTATGAGATATTCTTCCGGCACGGTCATAACATTATCAAGGGGTTCCTGCTTATCGGAAATTTCTTCTTTCGTATAAGGAAACAACATTTCCACGCATTCAGAATGCGCGAGGTTAAGTATTCTCGTAACTCTGTCCACATTACCGTCCTGACCGATGTCGAATACTTGATGTCTGGCGTGTTCATCTTCCGCTTGCATAATGTCGCCCTCTACAAAAGAATAATTCTCCGCATCGTAAAGCAGTTCTTCCCTTTTAAATACAAGTGTTACCGCTTTTGTTTGAGACTGGCTGTTTTGACAATATACCATAGGCTTGAACATTAATTAATCATAAGTCGGTCTTTCCGGACGGCTGCGTTTGTAGAGTGCACGCTTCACGTTTTCAAGACTCACCCCGGAGTGTTGTATGTACACATTGGCATCTTCCGGACTGGTTATAGCAAACCACTCTCCAAGTGCCATATCTACGAGATATGAATGTATACCATTTCCAAGTGCATCTGCCGAAGCGTTGTTATAGTTAGACGGAAGCAAAAACTCCAATGAAAGTTTACCGTTGTTATCTATCTCTTCATCCATCAGGTTATCGCTTGTTGTATTATCCTCGTTGAGATACTCTCCAAGCAGACTTTTTAAAGAGGAAAAGGCATTGGCCAACGAACGACGTATCTGATAGCTGTTTTCATCGTCATCACTTGCTTGCATATTGGATGCGACTTGATAGCTCTTGCCGGCCGCTTCTCGTGCCTGTCCCGTCAAATACGCTTTGTTCTGAATATCATAGACAAGTTCTTTGACCTGTTGTGTCACGGTTAATGTTTTCTTATTTTCTGCCATAATATTTTGAATTAATGATTATTCGTATGTCGGACGTGTGGGCTTTCTTTTGAAAAATGCCTTACGCATTATATCCTCCATATAGGTAGCGGCTTCCGTTGCATATCCGGCAGCTTCTTCCTTATTGGTAAATGTGTACCACTTTGCCGTAATATTCATAACAAAAAACGAGAACAGACTACGTTCCATACTTTCTGTTAAAGCTTCATCAAACGAACTTGATACCCCCAACGAAAGCTGATATATCCCCTCTCTCTCGACTTCGTTAAGAAGTATTTTTTTCAAGCTATTACAAGCAGTGTTTTTGCTTTCATTCCAAAAACGCTCCAACATACTCTTATCCTCATCCGTTGTGAAAATACGGTTGTATGCGAGTTCATCCTTCATTTTAGCCCCGGTATAAGATGTGGTCTGCGCCACTTCTTCATATACACTTTCTTTATTAACGGTTAAAGCAATATCTGTCATAATTAAAAATTGAATAGATTACATGATACACCAACTCCAATATATGGTGTAAATTCCGGTATCCCTCTCAATGCTATTCCATATCCAATTTGAACACCAACACTCCAACGTTTCTTCCTCGACCTAGGATAGCAGTCGTTAATGGTTACCACCTCATGTTGCGAATGTAATACCAAGCTGTCAAGTTTCGGGTTATATCCGCTTACGTATGCCGTATATAAACTATCCTTGTATACCTTTTTGGTAATAGGAATAATCACATCTACACTATCCTCTGATACAGATTCATGGAAATTTTTCACGCTTTTCGGAAATTCTGATACGCTTTCAGGCAATTTTTGTACGTTTTCCGGCAATTTCGAGACTGTAGGAAGACGTTCAGTAACATATTGAATAACAAAGCTGTCTTTAGGAATGGGCTTATAAAATGGTATTGTATCAACATAGGTTGTTCTTGTTGTATCTCTTGTTTTCTGTTGCCTACTTATGAAATGTACCACATTCATAAACAACGAAGAAAGAAATACAACCATAAACAACACTACTGCAATATTCTTAAGTTTTTCCATACTTGGTGACGTATTTGATTATTGCATCTACATGAGTTTTAATGATAGCTTGCTTCCCCTCATCTGAGTTGAGGAAAGCTACATCTTCTTTATTATCCTGAAAAAAGTTTTCTGTAAGAACTGCCGGACATTTAGTTTTTACTAAGATGTAGAAGTTTTCTTCCCAATCTGGATCTCCATCCGAATTATCCCTACGGATTTTTTGTCCAGCAAAATTCTGTTCGGCTTCCTCGTATAACATAGTGGCCAATTCATCCGATTTCGTTTTACCTTTTGAAGTATATGCCGACCAACCTCTTGCACTCATCCATTCTCCATTTCCCGCAGCATTGCAATGAATAGAAACAAGCAATACATTTGTTGCCCCATACCGTGCACAAATCTCATTCACACGTCTTGCCCGTTCTGCCAATGGCACGTCTATTATCTCATGTACAATACGCTCTACATCATATCCTTTCGCGCGCAAAGCTCGTTCCACAGATTCTGCGATCTCGCGTGCATAAAGGTATTCTCGTAATTTTCCATCAGGAGAACGTTTGCCTGGTGTATTTTCCCCGTGTCCATTATCTATTAATATTTTCATAATTAACTATTTAAACGTTGATAGAAATCTGTCTTTATATTGTCGTATGCAAGTTTCACATTGGTATAAGCACGTGCATTGTTTTCACCATCTTCATTGTAAATTTCACCTTCAACTACACTCACAACATCTTCCACCCAATTCTCATTACAATATTCTGACAAAGGTTTTCCATGATATATAAAAGGGTCAAAGCGGCTCTTTCGATCATCATGAATTACTTGTAACGACTTTCGTATCTTATTTACAGTTGCTTCACGATCAGCTATGTGATTCTCTATTCGAACCCGCTTTATCAACCTGCAAACCTGTTCGATACTAAGGTCAAAAGCGAAACCCGTCAAATTCCGGATACGCAGTAAGGTTTCAGGTTGAAGTCTTTCCATTAAGTTTCGTTGCAAACTCACATTATCTTGTACTGTATCAAGCAATTGATTCAAACACTCCTGTTGTTCCAGAAGGCGGTTTATCATACTCTTAAACCATTTGAATAGTGCTATCATCATAGCTGCTGAAAGCAAAAGAAAAAATGCAGCACTCACAGCCATCATGCCATAGTCACTAATGCCTTTAGCCACCTCCGTTACATGTTGCACTTCCGTCATACGATAGTTCTCACTAATTGTCCTACACACGTTCCGGCCACTGTTAAGCCGAAATCTATCCAGTCCCAATTGCCACCATATGCCTTGTCTTTATACTCCAAAGCACCTGCAGTAAGTACACCTGCATAGGTTGCAGAAAACCAATCAAACGCACAAATACCGATACCAAATCCCCCAACAAGATGTTTCCACCTGTTGCTTTGTGCAAGCCATTCAATCAATTTTTTCTTCATTCTTGTCTATTTTATATTAAACACTGTCCAATCTACACTGTCTTTTTCTTTCCAACCATTTTGAACAGTTTCTATCACATACAGGCTCATTGCCTGGGAGAATGAGATAAATTCATCTACATTCTCGAAGGTGTAGTAGATGGGAGTACCATCTTCCTGTTCATTGATTTTTAGGGTAAGTGGATATGGAATATTTTTGTTACGTTCTATAGCAGCAAAATTCAATTGATTTTCAGCAGATAGATATATCGGCTTTTCATTCCATATAAAGCCGTTCACGATCTTCTCCTGCGTGGCAGTATTTATAGTAGAGATAATAAGTTCCTTAACCTCGGAAAGTGTTGGACTGTGGTCAAATGTATGTCGGTACTCCCAACCTCTTTCACTTGCCTCATCATCCTTTCCAAAGCCATAAAATAATGTCCATTTGGTTCGGCCTGTATGTATAAGCCCATCCTGCCGCTGCTTCGTGCCGTAAATCTTTTCCATCTTTATGAATTTTGATTTTCAACAAAAGTAGCGGATGAGATGCGGATTCGTATGTTATCTTTTACCTGTTAGGTGAAATTATATTTTCGTTTACCTCCGTCAAAAACTTCACCTTTAATTATTGTCTCAAACGGAAAACCATCCTCAATGTCACTGACTTGATCTAAAATTCCCTTCATTTCCGCTGAAGCCGTAAAGAACTTTCCCCATTCTTGTTTAGCAGGATTACGAAATGATACCAAATATCTGTTCTCACCTTCCTTGGTGTCTATACCAGTTTCAAAATCATGTATTTCAATAGGAATGTTTACTATATCACTCAATCGTGTCACTTTACCTGGAAAGCGTTTCTTTCCGTCAGCTGGGGTGTACGTTACACCCATTTCTGAAAATTTCTTCATATTCTTTTTTGTAAGTATATAAAATAGATGCTTGCAATCGGCATGGCAAGCCATACCCTTAAATGATCCAATTATTTGTTGTCTACGCTTTCGGGATTTCAACTTAGACAGTTTTCTAGCAGCATTTACTTTTATCCGTTTCCTTAACAGAGTATGGCTACCATAATTTACATACCCAAGAGCATCCATACCAGCAGATATAGGGGCAACTCTCTCACTTGATTTTATCGTAAGCCCCATCTTATCTGCTTCGATGTGCAAGCAGTCACGTAACCTCCACAACTCGCGTTTACTTTCTCCAAGAATAAAAATGTCATCGCAGAATCGAAAGTAATATCTTGCTCCATGCACATCAATCATCCGGTGGTCAATATCATTGTGATAAAGATTACCGAGGAATTGAGATGATCGCAATCCCTTACTGATACCACATTCTCCATCAGGATAGAGTGCCTTCACAAAATTTTCAAGAATGGGCAAAAGAAGAGGATCGCCTACATATCTTTTAATAATAGAAATTAAAGTTTCGTGATTAATACTGTCATAATATCCTTTGTAGTCGCTTTGATAGTAATATTTGAGATTAGGATTTTCTGCCATTGCAGCTTGTATCTGATGAAACAACCCGTGCGGGCCACGTCCTTGTATGGAAGCAGCGGTAGTTTCTATCAATAAAGAAGAAAGTCGATTTTCCAACGGTTCCATAATAGCATTACTCCCAATGCGTTCTATGACCGAAGGAGCTTGTACTGTTCTTACTTTCGGGCCGTCTTCAGTAAGAAATGATTTAAGGTTCTTGATACGGAATGTACCATTACCAATTTGGTTTTTCAACGTTTCAAATATTTTTCCTTTATTTGTCACATAACGAATCATTCTTGGAGAACATTCGATACCGTCTATGATAGTTTTCGGCATAGACCTGTTTCCATTTCGAGCATCTGCATTTCGTAGATTCGCCATGACACGCTTAAATGAGCGTTCCAGATTTTCGTCTGAAATAATTTCCGGTATAAGGTTATATAACGGATAACTGACCAGAGGTATATTTCCGGTCAGTTTAAATAAATCATCAATTTTACAGACCGCCTTCCGGTCTCGTGGGGAGAAGTCAAGCCACTCCCCACATATGGTTAATGTTATGTTCCGGCTTTCCATAAAATATATATATTATATTATTATGCTGTTGCCGAGGTTCTAATCCCTCGGAGAATATCGGTGGTAATCTCGTACCTTATATAGAGTCTCCGATTAGTTTAACCAACAGAATTTCAGCCGCGCCCCGTAGTTCGTGTTCGAGTTCGAAGATGCATTGTTCGCGTTCGCATAAGCGAGACCGCTGTTCGCATTCGAGTTGTTGCCAGACCGCAAAACACAACGGCGCGTGGGATTGTCCACCTTACTATGTTTTAAAGAGTTATACTTCCAAAACCTGCAATACTTAAAGAGGCCTCCATCCCCATTGCTCTGAATACACGCGCAACAGTCGAAAGTGTCAGATTCCTACCACTTTCTATTTTCGACACCTGTGCACGCTGAACACCAATCTTCTGGGCTAGCTCCTCCTGTGTCATATTTTGGGATTTCCGGGCTTTCTTAATAGCCTCACCGATAAGGAACGACTGCAATTCAGCCTCATATTTATCCCTATGTGGTGTCCCGACTTTCCCAATGTGCTTATCCTTAACTTCATCAAGGGTATAAAATTTAATCGTTTCCATATCACTATTTTTTTGAGTTGAAATACAATTTTCTAATAGCTTCCGCTTTGTTAATCTCTTTACTTGGGGTCTTTTGTGTCTTTTTGACGAATCCGTGCGTAGCAATAACCAATGTTTCCGCATCAGTATCCCAAAAAGCCAACAAACGATATTGAATACCTTTATAAAGAGTGCGGAACTCCCAAATATCCGTACCATCCAATTTTTTAAAAAGGTCTTTATCCATATATCCATTGGCAACCTTATCTACATTATAAACAATCTTGTCTTTAATGTCTTGGCGCAAAGTATCAAGAAAGGCATCTGCCTCGCTTGACATTATCACTTTGAATCTTGCTTTCAATTCCATACCTTGTTATTGCATTGCAAAGATACAAAAAATGTTCCATATATAGAACATTTTAAGGCACAAATATTCATGCTGCTCTATAATATATTGCCCAACCTACATTAGAAAAGAGAGAGAGGGAGCAGTCTCCCGTTGGTCGACTCTCCCTCTGACGCTTTTTTCGCAAGAACGAGTTTCGCTCTATTCAATTATTACGAATTTTCCGCGGAAGGCCAGCCGCGCCCCGTAGTACGTGCTCGAGGACGAAGATGCATCGTACGCGTGCGCAAAAGCGAGACCGCTGTACGCATTCGAGTTGTGGCCAGACCGCAAAACACAACGGCCTTTGCTACTATTGATCCAATAACCAGCCGCATAATGAGTAACATACTTACTCGTATCTGCATTATGAACCCTGCTTGGCAAAATATCGCATTTTGCTCCATGTACCAAGCGTACCACACAATTTGCATTGGAAGATTCAACTGATTTCACTGTACGTTCAGTCTTTTTCACAGGATCATAAATATGGGCTATATAATCCGAAGGATACGAACTATCAGTATCAATACATCTTGCTTTGTAGAATGTTTCATAACTTGGGATATTAAATGCAATATAATCCATCCACTCTGAATCACAACCTACATAATGCTTCAAACCAAGTATAGAATTAAGAGAATTGCCAGCATTACTACTATCTGCCATACCAATGGAATCCAGCTTATTTAAAATAGCGTCATGTCCTCCATTACCGACTACAGATTGTTCGTTGGTTGTTCCGTTTAATGCCCACCAAAGATTACTAATCTCTTTGTGTTGTTCATAATCCTGTAATTGGTAACCGACACCTCTCAAACGGGAAATATTCTGGAAATCCTTTGCTGTGTAGTTTAGGGTAGCAATCGGCATCTCAATAGGATTACCACTACTATCGTATTTCCATTCACCTGACGTAGTGGACGTACCATTACCTTTCTTTGAGCGTACCTCACCAGAAAGACTTCGTGGCATCTTCAAACCGTCAATAGTAATAGGATAAACACCTACAAGACTGTCATTATCACCTACTGTATGTTCAGTCCATTCCGGCTCAAGAGCCTCAATGCTGGCACTATCCACAGAAAGACACTCAACATCACCAATGTCGCGAAAAGAAGTAAAATAGAACCATTTTGCACCGCTAGGTACATCGCAGAATACACACTCACCTATAGAAAAGTCAAAATACGTATGACTTACGGACATAATGAATATACCAAGTACACAATTACTTTCATCAGTGAATACACCACCTAGTCGCGCATGATTCAATCCCGGCCATTTCACCTGCTTCATACCTTTTACGTCCATCTTATAGCTGTTAGTATTAGAAGCTGTAGATATAACATCCTCACTCATAACCTCACCAATAACAGCATCATTCGCATACACTCCAGTGTTCTCCTTGTACAGAAGTTCAGAAAGTTTAGCCTTCTTGCTGTGTAATGCAGTTGAAATAGGCTCGTTTTCCGTAACAGAAGTAATAAAATACTTCACTTGGTTCTTATAATCATTTACGCCTTTATACCAATAGTGAGGAGCATGCCAAAATATATCAAAACCCTCCCCTGCCGTATCTGCAACATCAAAGCTACTACCATCTTTCAGATAGTTGAAGTCTGTATCACTCAACTGTACACCTTCCATTTGATTCTTCTTCGTGTTGAACGAGCATTTAAAAGCGTGGCAACCTTTCTTTATAGCAAGAGTATGTCCACTAGGAATATATGTGTTACCGTAGTCTTCACCTGTCTTGTTTTCAGGATTGCTGTACTTCTCACATGAATCGTTATCCACAACATCATTGATTTTCACAATAGAAAATTGCGAATTATGGAGCTCTAACTGTGGAAAATATGCAGTAAGGACATTTACTTCACTCTCTTCTACAAGTTCACTCAATATCCAACGTCCTGTAATACCACTACACTGTCCACTCTCATCGTATGCGTTCCCGTTTGCATCAAGCCCAATTGCTCCACTATCCTTTATAGAACGTAACAAATCAACACTAGCAGTTGCATTTACATTAGGAATACGTACAGTTCTGATCGCACTCGCATTAATTATCTGCTCTAAAAGTGTCATAGCATCCACATACGGACATTCATTTACAAATATCTTTGCTACCTTGCCTACACCTCCTAGCGTAAGTCCTCCGGGATAGGTCAGGTTTGGCAGATTGTTCAATACAAGTTCCGTCATCGTATCGGGCAGCGTCAATGTACTAATGGGAGCAGTTTCTGCAAGGTCTATGGTCGATAACCCTGTGCCGTCCGCATATACTTTCTCCAAACGTGGACACTTCGATGCGTTAACGCTCAATAGTTCCGTATACCGCACATCGAATACCCGCAAGAACGGCATATCGCCCAAATCAAGATTGGTCATATAGCCAGTGTTACCAGGCGACATCGTCCAATCTCCGTGCGTGTTGCTACCAAGGAAAAGTTCCTGCAACAACACCATCTTCGACAATGTATTACCGAATTGAGGGTCAATGCTGATTTCACTCAAGTCAATCATACTCATACGGTCGGCTTGATAGATGTAGAGCATGATGTTCTCGCCATGTTGGAAATTACTGAACACACCCTCTTCTCCAGCTTTCAGATAGATGCCCTGCGTGATGTTTCCACTGTCGTTACCAATTCCGAAGTAGCCTGTCTTTGCAGCCTTAAAACGGATAACCGCCCCCTCTTTCGCACCGATACGACCACCTATATAACCGCTCTCTGCTTTGAAGTCGCCACAACGGTAGTAGCCGTCGCGGATTCTCCAACGTTGTTCGATGAACGCCGGTAGAGAAGTAAGTCCCAATCCCTGCAAAGCATAAAAATAAATATCGCTGTATCCGGTGTATTTGATATACTTACGCTCTCCGTCGTAACTTGACACCACTTTTGGCCACTTCTTCAATATTTCCGTAACGAAGTAATGGAGCGCACCTTTCGGAGAGAATGGCCCCGAACCAATGCCGAGCGTGTCCGGAAGTGAACGCATGGTGTCAGCGATAGCCGAAAGCGTAATGGTGTTACCGTTTTGATCCACCTCCATAGTCTGCTGTCCGCGTATGTCGTTCCACAACACGCTGCCTCGTCCTGCGTACGCGCTACTCGTCAAGTCGCCAGGGTCAACCTCTGGATCAATGGTCTGACCACCGTCATTGTCCTTGCCGTTACAGGTATCACAATCATACACCTTGTTGCAGTACATTCTTCTGGCTTCCATACCGTTTGCTCCACTATATACTCCGTCTTTCACGCTGCAACCGTCCTCCAAGAACCACATAGGTTGCATATTCTTCGCCTGTTGGTCAACGGCGGCAAGGTAGTCCGTAAAGAGATAGTACGACACAAGGCTGTACGGATTTATGTACTTCCACATCTTCGCTTTCCAAATCTCCTTCCAAGTGTCTTTAAGTTCCTCCTTGGCATAGTCGCAACTGTCACAGAACACCAACACGTTAAACAAGTCGTAAGGCACTTTGCGTCCCATAGCCAAGTCTATTTGCAGTTGGTCATCGTCTATCATACACTCGAAGTAGCGTGTCCACATCGGATAGGTCGGTTGTCCGAGTTTCAGTTTTGTTACCCACGATGATTCTGCCGTGGTCGGTTCCATCATATCATCAATGCTTCCCACTCCCTGCCACCAGTTCATGGCATCATAAGTCAGCAGTTCATAACCGCTTACAGGATTCAACACCTTACCTGTTATCTGCCACTTGCCATCTACCTGCTTCATTTCTCCGCTTTGTGCAGTCCAAGCACCGCTCTCGTATGCCATAAAGCGGTAGTTCTCGCCACAATAAAGGGAGAGCATATAGAGTTTACTTTTGTCTGTGGTACTATCGCTTTTGAAGCGTGATTCAATTTCATCAAGGGTTTCGTCTCTTCTGCCGAAGTATTCGATGAAGTCGCCATAGTTCAAACACCCTTTGTTGTAGCCGGGTGTGTCTTTAAAACCGAGTGCCACCTGCTCGCCTTTATCCTCTTTCCAATTACCTTTGGCATGGAACCAAGCATCGGTAAGACTTTCCATAGTCGAACGGAATGCGGCAATCGGGTGGTTGGCAGTCGAATGGTTCATCGTCAATCCGCTCAATGATATGTCTCCTTTTACCCATGTTCCGTCAAAGGCACGTTGTGCCGGAGTCAGATAGTTGTTGCCAAGGGCACGATATGTAGCATTCATAAGGTTACAAACTCCGCAGTCATTGGCATTGCTACTATCGGAGTAGTCCACCTTTACCGTGATGATTTTCACAGGTATAGAATTCTCGCCTACACGTACATAGCCTAATTTCATCAGGTCATACGAAACCTTTGCATCTTCGTTGGTATATTCCGGATAGATAGGAGAAACTTCCCAACCGTCATTCTTCTGAAGATAGAAACGGTCATTCTTGATAGGACGCTTTGCCGATGTCGTTCCCTGTCTGCGCCATTGCACATTGATAGCCTTGAAGCTGCGCCAAGGTCGTTTGGGATCATAGTAGAATAGTGTGCATTTGAACTTCTTACTCGTGTCAATATCTCCGTCAAAGGTGTCAAAAGTCTGCTGATCATTCACAACTACATAGTAAGGGATACCTTTGGCGGCAAGAGATTCAAGAGTCGGACGGTTTTGCGTATCAAGCAAATTCTCCCTCTCATATTCATCAATCATCGCTGTTGTGTCGGTCAGTTTGCACAAGTAATTTCTAAATGCCTGTGCCCACTCGTAGTAACTGTTGTAAGCAAGGATGTAATAAAGGTATAGGTCTCCCTCTGTTCCGTCAAAAGTGACAGTCTTTGAGTTGAGAATAGCTCCGCTGTTACTGATATATCCTATACAGCCCACCTCTTCGCCATCCAAATACAGCTTCATGCATGAATAGTTGCTGCCACCACGGGTTACAAAGATAGTTGAAGGCTCTACAACGATAGCCATAGTGTGCTTTTCTCCGTTCTTAAAAGAGCGTTCTACCAATGCCGGCTGACCTGTTTTGCAGAAAATAGCAACCTTGTTTCCGCATACATAGAATCCGGCACCGCTGTCGGCATCGTAACACTCTATGAGTTTTGAGCTGGCTTCCTTGATGTTCTTGGTCGCAAAAGCGAATTGGAAAGCACAACCACTAGCACTTTCTACGGACGGATTTCCGAAAGGACGGTAATCCAATATCTCGGCTGTCACATTCTCGGCAATGCGCAAAGAGCGTTCATTCAGATAGTCTATAAATCCGTTGCTTGACCAGTTCGCACCTTTGATTTCCATCTTTACCCCATTGTTGATAATGGTGTGGTCACTTTCACTGTTGCTTCGTGTGGAGAAGTCATACCCAAACAAAGCACCGTCCTTGATGGCAATGTCAATGGCACTTCCTTTAACCGTCACTTCTATTTCATTGGTACTGACACTTCCACTTTCAGCGTGTACAGTAATACTTTGGCTTCCGTCCGCCTTATAGCCGCTTATCTGCTTGTTCACGATAATCGTTTCAGCAATCATGGCATCAACAGAAGTAACCTTTTCTTCATCATAGAAGACATCAATATGCGTTTCTGTCTTGCCAGGTGTATAGGCAGCTACTTCTACGGTCAGATTGTCATACAGACGCAATGTACCATTGTTCTTGTCATTGAAACGGAGGGCGACAATAGGTGTGCTATTATTCTCGTCTATGCACATAAGGGCTGAATAGATGGTATTGCCTTTTACCCCCGACTTGCTTTCCGTACCGAAGATACGCACAGGATATGCACCATGCGAGAGCCGTTCACCACCACCAAACACATCGTTCGGATTTACGGATATACTCTTGGTATAACTGTCGCTTACCATTGCTTCACCGAGTTTCTTCCATTCTCCGTTGTAGTACATTTCCACGGTCGCAAGTATGGATGATGTGTTATTGGGAAATTTATAAAACTGTCCGATGTTCTTGGCGGATCCACCTACGGTAAGAACAGTGTCACTTGTGTAGTTCAATGCCATAGGCTGCTCCACGGTGATGTCCACGGCTACTACTGTAATGGCTTTCTTCTTAGTATTTCCGTCAGCATCTGTAGCTTGCACAAAGAAACTCTTGCTCGCCGCTCCGCTGAAATAGCCAGTAAAGTCAAGTTCAAACTTGTAGTCTGTGGCACTTGCAGAACCTACGATATTCATGTCCTCGCTAAATAGGGTTAGTCCCGTACTTGCATCAATTATGCTCACATTACGGATAACGCCAAGTGTTTCTACACCTCCCGGATAACTCACACTACGTAGGGCCACATTAATTTTTATGTCAGAACCGAACGCTACAATGGGAGCGACATCCTCAAAATAAATGGATAGGGTACTGTCCTCGCTGGAACCGCCTCCACCTCCGTTCTTAGGTATTTTCAGTATCACATCTTCTATTTGTCCACCATTCAGGTTCACAGCTTTGTAGTAGATATAATCCTCATCGCTTTCCTCGTCAAAACCAGCGATTGCTTTTTCCTGCATCGCGTAAGCACCGCCTGTTGAAAGTGCATCTTTTCCTCCCTCTGCTGGGGTGTCCGATGTTTCCACCTTGCCACCTCCGTTTCCAAAGGCTACCCACGGCTTCAAATCATCCGGGTTTACATCGCTTACTTCTCGTGTAAATTGATAGGCAAGCCATACAGGTGCACCGTTGGTGTCGCTCTCTGCAGTCTTGAATGTCACTACAATACCGCTCTTAATGTATGCCACTCCGCTCTCTTGCTCAAGGTCAATAATTGCTTTTATGGCGGTGGATAGCGTATATTCCACATCTTTGCACAGGGCGTTTACATTGATTGTGTTGCCAACGCTTTCTCCGTTGGAAGCTCCGAAGTCCGTCCAGTTGCTTTCCTTATTCCAATCATCAGTGATAACCCATTGTTTGGACTGCCAACCTGCTTCAGTCTGAAAGGTAAGCACAACACCTGGTATTTGCAAAGATTCAGCACATTCGGATGTCGCACATCTATCAAGAGCCACCGAGAATGTTATCTTACGATTAGTAAGCCCAAAGAGTTGGTTCACATTTACTACGCTTCGTGCTACTATCTGTTTGTAATGGGACAACAATACGTTCTTGTTTTCCGTAATATCTTCATTGGCTTGTAGCATTTTCTGCTTTAAATCCGCACCCTCATCGCCCGGAAATGCGGTCGAACTTGTATAGCCAAGGGCGAGATCTGAACCAATGATAACAAGTGCCGAACCGCTCCAACGATAAGTCTTGTTTGTAATTGTGTCAGAATACACCTTATCCGAAACAGGAGTTATCCCGTCAATAGTTTCATTTCCAAACAATTCGGAATCCAGCCAGTTGTTGTAATATACACCGTCATAGAAAAGAACAAGCGAATCGGTGTCCTTATGGTAGTAAATCTTACATCCATCATCCGTTGAACTTTTCCCGATAGACGATGGTTGAACAACCACTTTTTCCACGAAACCGTCGAAATCTTTCACATCATCCATAGAAGCCGGTAAATAACGGCTAGGTACTTTACCATACTCATTAAGAGGTGCAATACCACCATTTTCTCCTTTCGTTCCCTTAAAGTCATTCAATTGGTTTCCTACCTCATTCGCTTTGGCACTTGCTTTGTTGGCGGTGTCTTTGGTTGTATTTACCTGTTCCTGCAAAGAATTGACACTATTCCCAAGTGTAGTAAGGTTAGTATCTTGCGAGTTATTTTTATCCTCTATATCCGATACATCATCTTGTAATTTAGTAATATCTTCTTGTAGCTTTTCAACAGCTTCGTTAAATTTACCACTGTCTATAGAAGGATTACCACCTGTCTGTCCAGTTGGAACCCACTCGCCTCCATCACCCACGTATATAGGAGCAGGTAAGGAAAGCCCGACAAGTGCCCACCAACCGTCATGCGGAAACGGGTAGGCTGCTTTCAATTTTTCAATAGTAGTAAAGAGACCTTTACTAGCTGCTTTGATATTCTTTGCCTCAAGCCACCCCTCTATTTTTACGTTTCCTTTTAAATGGGTTTTACCTTGGACGGTAACATCTCCACCTACTGCCGCATTACGACTGACGGAAACATCACCATCTATCTGTGTTGATTTTATCGAACTCATATTAATACTGATTTAGCTAATTCGTTCAATGCAGAGCTTTTCTCCACATCACCGAACGTTGTTAATACTAATGCGGCAATAGTATACACCACCGCGTCATAACATCGCTGACAAATCTCTATCGCACCGTATTTGTCTATCTTGGGATAAGGAAGATAAACCGCACGACTGACCGTTGCATCCTGACTTTTACAAGAATAAAACTCTAATACCCTCCCCTCTGGTCGTATAGAAATAGCACATACAGGACGTTGTGTAGTGCCACGTATTCCTTTGAACCGGGAAGATTGCTTCTCGTATTCAGGATCGTCGACATTTATAGGGTAGAATACTGCACGCTCCCAATCGCTCATCTGGAAAACAACAAAACGCATAAAATCCTCCGGCAATAACACCCAACCACTTTCACATTTCTGCCAATACACCTCATCTCCGAAGTTATGTCCTCCATCGAGTAGATAAGGAGGTGCAGAACTGTGCACACGTTTTACAGCCTCAATAATCTTTGATTTAATGATGTCGTTTAATGCAAGCGTGTCTACATCACCAATTTCTTTCAATACATCACTCGTTGTGTTTTGGTCAAGTGCTATACGAACATCTCCAGCTATCTCGTCAAGATGATATACCGTCATACGCTATTACTTTATTATTACAATCCTTCGAACTCTATTCCATGAGCTGCAGCTTGTTCCAGAATGGCTTTAGTAGAACGCATAGAAGTACGGCTGATACCGAATTTGTCAGCAAGATAATCCTTAGCAGCTGCAATATCACTCATTTTGACCTTGCAAACAGTTTCATCATTCCCTGCCCCTGCGTTATCTTCCGTCTCTCCGTTTTGCTCAACGTTCTCGTTGTTATCCAATTCAGTCTTGTCTACATTCTCAACAGCCGGAATTTCTTTCTGATTCTTTAAAGAAGTAACCTTTTGTTTGTCTGTCGCCTTTCTTTCAGCACTTTGCCCCTGTGAAGTTTGGAGTCTAAACAACTTTCCAAAGTTGTAATGTCTCTCTATTGACCTTTGTAAGATTTCATTATCTGTGGTAAATACACTACTACCATTTGACAAGGGAGTAAACGTTATATGAAAATTCTTTTTGCTTGGAAGCACAACATTAATACTAATATTGGTGTTCGCTATGTAAGTTTTAATAATCATATTGTCGAATGAATTAAAAAGGGGATAGGACTTCTATCCCATCCCCCGATTAATAATTTGATTTATTTATACTCTAATTAAGAATTAAGCAGTTTCTGAACCACTATCTTCTACTGTTGCAGGTGCCTTTGCAAGTCTCATACGCGCATGTGCCTTTGCATAACGCAGATATAAGCAACTTACTTCCTGAATCACTACTGCATCGGTACGACGAATACCCGCTTTCTTCAAGTCAAGCACATTGCGTGCCCAAGACACGTGGGTTTTCTTGGAAAGGTATTCTGGATCCATGGCAAAACCGCAATCACTCATACCATTCACATCAAATAATTCATGATGAATGGTAAGAACTTCTCCGAAGTCAGTATCCCAAGATTTAAATTTCAAGTTCCAAACCTCAACGGTATCTTTCAAACGAAATTTCTCACTCTTAATCTTGGAGAATGCCGAAAGCATATCACTTCCGCAGAATAAAATCTTACGCTTATTACCGATACCAGTACCGACAAAAAGGTCTTTGGTTATATCCACGAGATTTTCATCAGTAATCTCGGCACAGTTCTTTTCGCTGTTCCATTCACCAACCTCGATATCCTTTCCTGCCATCCACCAGATTCCCCCTGTAAACCAGGTATTCATACCGTCCTTGGCAACATGTTTGATAACCTGTTTAACGCCAAACAAGTAGGTATTCTCCATGGCAAGGCGCATATCATATACACCATCTTCTTCAATATCGGAAAAGTTCCAATTCACTTCTTTGGCAGCAATCTTGTCAAAGGTAGACTGTTCTACCTGTATCATGAAGTTCTGACAGTACTGTGTTTCCGGCATAGGAATATTGTTGAAACGCCCAGTCTGCACATCCAGTTCACCACAGGCCTTTCCCATACGGACAAGAGTCGTTCCTTGCGGAATCTCTGGTAAAAGAATGGGTTGCTTGCTTGAATCATCCATTTTCCCATTTACTGCATAGACTGTCGGCAAATTAGTTGAACTATCCTTTCCGCACACACAAAGTTCAAGGTCAGGAACATTGCTGTCACTTTCTGAATATGCAGTCCCATCCGGTTTAGTAATAGCACTTACACCTACCACACGGATAGTGTCATCCAATGTGAACATATTCAGATCACTCACTGGCAAAGAAACACTTGCACCACCCGTCATTGCTTCCAATTTTTTATTAGTACTACACTTTATTTCGCGTGTACCCACACTATAGTACTTCACCTCAAAAGAATTAGTACTACTTGATTTCGCATAACGACTAATTTGATCAATAGGTGTCGCCATCGGACGAATTTTCACAATGCGCTTATCTACATCGCTTAAGTAAAAATTCGGGTCTCCATTTTCACGACCACCGGTTTCTGTGGCAATACCATCTGTTCCACCCGTACCGTCTGCACCGGCTGTCATTTTACCTGCATCTGGCAGGTTTGATGCGTCAGCCATCATGACACCGCTTGATGCACTCGTCACAAACGCTAATATCATTAGCGTAATGCGACAAAAGAAATTCATTACTTTCTTCATTGCTTGAAATTTTAATTGTTAATAAATGAATTGTGTATCTTTATTTGTTTATTGACCTACGTTTTTCGCCTCCACGTTCCCAAATATTTTGTGCACCATCATATCGACTTATTGCACCAAGATCTGGCATTTGTCGTGAGCCTGCATTACCACCTCCATTCTTTCCTGCAAGATTAGCAGTACCGTCACTCTTGCTCCCTTTGCGTAGTTTTTCCTCAATCTTACTATTACGTCCTTTCACTTCTCCCTCATGACTGGCTGTTTCTACATCGCTATCATGTTTGATAGCCTTGATAGCCATTTGAATACTATCACGAGTGAATTTACCAAGAAGTCCGTCCTTCATAATTCCAATCAGAAACTCCATTGCTTGATCTATTTCATCATCAGAAATACCTTCCTCCTGCTGCATTTGTTCAAGAGTAGAAAGAGTCGCATTAATGTTCTGCTGATACTGTTCTTCAAACTCCTTCTCTTTGGTTATTCGTTCCGCATACTCTTTGTTGGCAGCAGCAAGAGCTTCTTGCTTCTCTGGGTCTTCAAGTGCAGCTTTAAAATCATCACCAAATTTGCGTATCATACCGATGATTGGGTCCTCCCCTTTACGCCAATCAGTAAGAAATGCTGCACTACGTGGATTACTCGCAAAAAGATCGGAAAGTGCTTTTTCCCGTTCTTTATAGCCAGACAATTCTTTGTCCAAACCGTCGTATTCGTCGTTAATTTGAGCGAATAATGCCTCGTCGTCAGCAAACTCTTTATCGGGATACTTTGCTTTCAATCGATCTGTGTATCGCTCGCGATTGCTCTTAACTTCCATATTATTAGGTATAATGTGAGAAAAATAAATTTTAGTCTTTATCTACAAAGCAAAAATAGCGAGGGAAAGAAGGATTCCACGTTTATCTTTTTACGCTCCAATCTATAACTTTGGAACATAGATAAATAGAAAAATGAAGCATAAAGGCGCTATAATGGAATACTCAAAGGAACGTATGGACGATTTAATGAGAGCATACGATGAATACATTTCATCATGCGACTATATCCGTATGTCCGAGGTATACAAAATAATAGTCAATATGCCCTCTCGCCGCTTTTGGGTTAGTGACATACGTGCTGCATTGATTATTTCTGCAATGATGAGAGGTAAAACAGATTTGAGCACAATGTGCCCATTGAAAAAAGAGATGTATGAAGAAATTTATAATCGGGTATTTAAGCTTCAAGAAGAATGTCCTGAATTAACTATTTCCGAACTGTGCGCCAAAGTTATTGCACAACCTGCTCCTAAATTCTACCTTACGCCAGGCAGTGCAAAAGTAATGGTATGTAAAGCAAGAAAACAATGGATACAAGAAAAATGGAAAAGATTACGGCTCTTGTAATTTCTACTATTGTTGTAGGTTTGTCATTTTTCAAAGTATGGGATTGGCAAACTGTAGGCATTTACGCAGGAAGTGATATTGCCGGACGTGTATTGTACCCATTTTTTCACGCAAACATTCTGCACGCTTCCCTTAATTCATGGTGTTTGCTTTCAATGGTTTTTATTTATGACATTGGAATATGGCGG